GCGTTTTTGTTTGGCACAATTTCGTCTTTTTGCTATTTCAAGAAAAACAAGCATGGCATCGACCGTAACACCAGCAACAGCAACCGTCCAAATCGTGGAGAGTCTAAACCTTGCGGGGGTAGACCGTAGCGGGTCGCACACACGTTCAATTGACAACGTGGCGGAGGCTGACCGTAGAGTAATGACCGTTGACTCGGCAAACGAAATAGACCTTATCGAACTCAACACCAACAACGGACAAGGGAAGTTCGTTCGTTCAGCTATCAAGTACATCCGCATCACTAACTTGGATAACACCAATTTCATTCGGGTAAGATTCAAAAAGAGCGGAGGCGCAACGGCAGACGTTAAGGTTGATGCTGGTGCTACTTTCCTTTTATCAAGCGGCTCTATGGATGCAGATGCTACTCCTGGAGCGTTCAGCGCATTTGTGGACATTGACGTTATCAGCGCACAAGCTGACACGGCAGATGTTGACATTGAATATGTAGTGTTTGCAGTTTGATAAACATCGAACGAAATAGCGCAAACGAGATAGCGTTGACCCTAACGGAAAAGGGAACGGCTACCTATTACCTTTTCAAGTTCCAATCGGACAACACGGAGGCGGTGGAGTACTGCATTGCTACGGACTCAAGCCTTTACCCTGAGCGGTTTAACAAGTTCACTATTACAGAACAGACAAGCCCTGACAACTTGAACGCGGAGGTGGAGCTTCCAACAGAGGGACAATGGCGGTACTTCGTTTACGCTAACTCTTCAGCGACCAATTTAGACCCGACAGGATTGACCGAATTAGAATCTGGAATCGTGAAAGTAACGGGAACAACAACACCAGTAACCACCTACTCAGGCGGAAACTCAAACTATGTAGTCTATGGCTCTTAAGGTATTAAATTTCGGAGCGCATAAAGTACCGACCTTCAAAGAGGCGAGGGGCAAGGATTGGATTCTATTCGGAGACGAGGGCGAGTACAAGAACCGTTACCCTGAGTACCTTCTGAACCTTTACAGAAGAAGCGCGAAGCATCACGCTATAATCAACTCCAAGAAAGACTACGTAGTCGGTCAAGGTTGGTCAGTAGATGCGGAAGGGTTGGACACTATGGGGATTGCAAGGCTTCAGCAGTTCATCAATGAGCCGAACCAATACGAGTCGCTGAACGACATCTTGGAAAAGGTTGCGCTTGATTACGAGCTTTACAACGGCTTCGCTCTTGAAATCGTTTACAACCAACTTAACGACAAGATTGCGGCTATTTACCACGCTGATTTTGCACGTTATCGTTCAAATGAGGATGGCACGAAATACTACTACTCAGAGGATTGGAAGAAGCACAACCCTGTCGTTGAAGAAATAGACGCTTTCAACTGGAAAGAGCCAAGCGGTAAACAGCTACTTTACGTAAAGGGTTACTCTCCTGACTGCAAGTACTACCCACTTCCGACCTATTTGGGGTCGACTTCTTACATTGAACTCGATACTGAAATAGCCAACTTCCATCTCAACAGTTGTAAATCGGGATTTGTTGGCGGGACTATCATATCATTCCACGATGGGACTCCCACGCTTGAGGAGCAAGAAAGCATTGAAAATCAGATAGTTAGCAAGTTCACGGGCACGGACAACGCCAACTCTATCGTTCTAAACTTTGCGGATTCACGGGACAGAGGGGTAGAGATTCAGCAGCTTAACGGTAACGACTTCGACAAACGTTTCGATATTCTGAACAAGACCGTTCAAAGAGAGATATACGCTGGGCATCAAGTAACTGACCCAGCACTCTTCGGTATTAAAGAAGATGGAATCTTCACAAGCAGAAACCAATTGGTTGACAGCTTTGAATTATTCCAAAACACCTACGTAAACAACCGACAGCAGTTTATCGAAAGGGTGTTCAATGAGTTGGCAGCATTGCAAGGACTTTCGAACCGTCTGTTCATTCAAGACACCGAGCCTATTTCTGTACAATTCTCTGAATCTACCGTTACATCAGTAATGACAGAGGCGGAAATCCGAGAGAAAGTAGGGCTGCAAGTTGTTCAAACTGAGGAAGATTCTACGGTTGACAGCAAGACCAAAGACGCTCAGGCAGCACTTAAAGGCTCTGTGGGTGGTGTTACGGGAATCATTACCCTCCTTCAGCAAGTCAAAGAGGGTCTTATCGCTGAGAACTCGGCTATCGCTGTATTGGTTGAGTTGTACGGATTCAGCCCTGAG